CATGTCACGGGGCGGGCAGGCCGGGACCCCCACCACCCCGTGACACCAGCAGGCCCCCAAGCCACACCAGGACTGGGGGCCTCACCCATGCCCGCACCCGTGACATCGAGGAGAACCCCGTGACCACCTACTTCAGTGACAGCCCCGACCAGCCGGTGGAGGACGAGCCCCGCGAGGAGACGCCCACCAGCCAGGCCGCACCCGCCCCCGACGTGTCCGAGCCCGACCTCCCGCCGCCGGCCGACTTCGACCTCGACTCGTGGGTCCAGGGCGTCCGCTCCACCATCCGCTCCGTGAACGTCTACCAGCGCGCCGACCTGCTCGGAGAGATCGACAGCCTCGAGCAGCAGCTCCAGGTCGCGAGGGCGACCGAAGCCAGCGGGGCCGACGAGTCCGGCATGGAGGACAACCTGTCGTCCGAGGAGCTCGAGGCCCGCCTGTTCGACCTGCAGCAGACGTTCGTGGACTCCGGCGTCACGTTCCGCATCGAGGGCCGGTCCGAGACCTGGCTGAACCGCGTCAAGAAGGAGTGGGAGAACCACTCCGACACCCACGGGAAGAGCAAGGACGAGAAGTCCGTGTACGTGCAATTGCACCAGCTCGCTGGCGCCATCATCCAGCCCGCCGGCGTCACCTACGAGCACCTGGCTGCCCTCCGGGAGTCCAGTGAGCCGCAGATCCGCCGACTCCTCGTCACCTTCGCGATGGCCAACAACCAGGCACCGTCCGTGACGGTCCCTACCTCGCCGGCGTCCTCCGCAACCCGGCGAGGGCGTCGGCGCTAACCGCGCTGAAGACCGCCCACCAGTGGGGGCGGCCACCACACCAGTACTGGGGCGTGCCCGGCGAGACGTGGGGTGTTGAGGACCTGCTGCTGACGCAGGCCTACACGGTCGTGGAGTCCATGCGCTGCCCCTGTGGGTGCGGCGGGTGGGCCGACGAATGCCTGGACAAGGACCTGCAGGACGCGTGGGAGGCCCGGATGGGCACCCACTACCGCAAGGCGGTCCTGGACGCCTACCGGGAAGCCAACAAGGACGCCCTGAAAGAGCCGGGCGCGTTCGCCTACCTCGTCGACCTGCGCGACCCCGAACCGCCATTTTCCCCCGAGCCTGAGGAGGCATGAACCGTGGACCGTTCTGTCGCTATCCGGCTCACTGCGGAGATCAACCAGTACAAGTCCGCGATGGGCGAGGCGGGGTCGGCTTCCGAGCAGGCCGCGTCGCGGATCGAGCAGTCTGGGAAGCGGGCGGAGCGGGCCGAGACCGGGAAGGGGAAGGCGGCCACCGACGCGGCGACCACCACGTCGGCGGCCGCCCGCACCTCCTCGGATGCCTCGACGTCGTCGGCTGCCGCTCAGGAGGCCGCTGGGCAGACCGCTTCCGCCGCCTCGGAGGGTGCGGCCAAGAGCGCGGAGGCAGCCGGGGAGGCGGCGGAATCCGCTGGAGAGCGGTCCGCTGCAGCGGCTGACAGCACGGCGCAGGCAGCAGAGTCGTCGGCGTCCGCCCAGGAGTCTGCGAGTTCAACGGCACAGGCTGCTGCAGACGCCCAGGCGAGCACCGCTGAGAGCAGCGCTAAGCGAACCGAGACCGCCTTCTCGAGGGTCGCTCAGTCGGTTCGAGACAACGAGAAGGCGTGGACGACCGCCGGCACCGCCCTCGCCGGATTCGGGGCCGTGGTCACCGGTATCGGTGTAGCGGCCCTCGCAACCGGCATCTCATACAACCAGCTTCAGCAGACGTCACGTGCGGCGCTCACGACCCTGACGGGGTCGGCTGAGCAGGCGAACGCCCAGATGGACCGGCTCAACGAATTCGCGTCCACGAGCCCGTTTGCCAAGGACGTTTTCATCAAGGCGCAGCAGCAGATGCTCGGCTTCGGCATCGAGGCGCAGAAGGTCATCCCCTACCTCGACTCCATCCAGAACGCGGTGGCCGCAACTGGTGGTTCGAACCAGGACATTGCCGAACTGTCGAACATCTTCTCGAAGATCAGTGCCTCCTCGAAGATCACAGCCGAAGACCTGAACCAGTTCGCTGTCCGAGGCGTCGACGCGGCGACCATCATCGGCTCCCAGATGGGCATGACCGGCGCGCAGATCCGGGAGCAGATCACGGCCGGGACTCTCGACGCCGGCCAGGCCCTGGACGCTCTCGCCGCGGGGATGCAGGACCGCTTTGGCGGCGCCGCCGATAACGTGAAGAACACGCTCTCGGGCGCGTTCGACCGGGTGAAGGCCGCGTGGCGAGACCTGTCGTCCGAGCTCGCGGCGCCGCTAGTCGGCCCCGAGGGTGGCGGGCTCCTGGTCGGCCTCCTCAACAGGACGGCCGACCTCATGCGCGCCTTCCAGGCCCTCCCCACCCCGATCAAGACGACCATCGCCTCCCTGGGCGGGTTCGTCGGAGTCACTGCGACGGTGGCCGGAGGATTCCTCCTCCTCGCTCCCCGGATCGTTTCCACGGTCGACGCCTTCCGCCGACTCAAGTCCACATCCCCCGGCATCACTTCCGGCCTGGGGCGGATCGCGTCCGCAGCCGGCAAGGCCGGGGCGATGATCGCCACGATGCAGATCATCGGCTCGTTCCTCCCCGAGCGCTCCTCCATCCAGATCAACGAGGCCGCCGACGCCCTGCGAAACCTGTCCGCCGCAACGGCTGGGAATCACTCCGCAGACCTCACCGGCCTCCGGGAGGCGTTCCAGGGACTCACCGACCCCACCCTGGGCCAGCAGATCGGTAACACGGCCTCGCAGATCGAGCGGCTGTTCGGCGGCATGTCGAACAACCAGTGGAACGAGCAGGTCTTCGCGGACCTGTCCGCCGGCCTGGCGAGCATCTTCGAGTCGAACCCGGCGGAGGCCGCCCAGATATTCAACGAGATGCTCGAGATGACGGGTGGGACAGCTGAGGAGCTGATCGCCCTGATGCCCGCATATGCGGAGGCGCTTCGCGCGGCTGGTGAGCAGGCCGGAGTCACGGGAGAAGACTTCGATGTCGTCGCCTGGGCGACCTCGGACATGTCGGAGGAGATGGCCGACGCTGCGGACGAGGCCGCTGCGCTGGCTGCCGAGCAGGAGTACCTGGCGGGTGAGCAGGAGCGCCTGGCGGACGTGACTCGGAAGACCACGGACGAGATGGCGGAGCAGGTCGGCCAGCTCGAGACCCTGCTGGACGTCATGCGGAACGCCGGGGGCGCCTTCATGGATGTCCAGGATGCCCAGGCGCAGTACGCCGAGACCATCATGGGCCTGGGCGACGTGATGGACGAGTTCGCGACGGCCACCGGCAACGCGCTGAACGAGGCCGGGGACAACTGGGACTTCTACTCGGAGAAGGGTGCGCTGGCGAACAAGACCGTCAACGAGATCGCCCAGAACGGGTGGGACCTGGTGGACTCCCTCGCAGCCACCGGGGCGTCGGCGGATGAGATGGCCGCTGCCATGCAGCAGTCCCGTGAGGACGTCATCAACCAGGCGATAGCGTTCGGGATGGGCGATGAAGCGGCTGCGAACCTCGCAGACCGAATGGGCCTCATCCCGGAGAACGTCTACTCCCACATCGACGTCGTGACCGGTCCCGGCCTGGCACGCCTGGCGGCTCTCGAGGAGGAGATGGAGCAGCTCCCGGACGGGGAGGTCACCGTCAACGGTGACACGCTCCCGGCCGAGGACGCCCTGGCTGAGATTGTCGAGACGATCAACACCACGGACGCGGACCACATTGTCATCAACGGCAACATCGTGCCGATCGAGGAGGCCCTGGACGAGATCGAGGGCCTGATTGACGAGGGCGTGTCCGACCTGGACGTCGGGATCAACCGGGACGGGGCGATCCTCGAGACGACGAACCTGGTCTCGGATATCGAGGGGATGGCTCCGGAGATCCCCCTCCTGGCCAACGACCAGCCCGCTCGAGACACGCTGACGCTGCTCGGCCAGGACTACGAGAACCTCGGTCCGACCACGAACCTGTACGCCAACGACCAGCCGGCACGGGACGAGCTGAACTGGTTCGAAGACGCTGTGAGCGGGTCCCGGCCCTCGGCGACGATCGACGCCGACAACCGCCCGGCACTGAGCGAAACCCAGTGGTGGAAGGTCGAGACAGACAAGACGATCGGCACCGCCGGGATCAACGCCCGGGACCGCGGGGCGGAAGACAGGCGCCGGGCGATCCTCCGAAACATTGACATGTCGACCGGGACCGCCGGCATTAACGCTCAGGACCGCGGAGCGAACAGCTCCGCGAACCGAATTCTGTCCGGTATCGCCTCGAAGACCGCGAACGTCGGTGTCGGCGCACAGGCCCGGTGGGCTCAGATCAACTCGATCATCGCCCAGATCCAGAACAGGGCTGGGTCGGCGGGCGCTGCCGTGTCGATCGGTGCGATCAACGCCCGCGCTGGGGGCGGCCCCGTCTGGGGGCCAGGCACCAGCACGTCGGACTCGATCCCCACCCTGCTGTCGGACGGCGAGTACGTCCACCGGACGGCCGCCGCCCAGCACTACGGGTACTCGACCATGGACGCCATCAACCAGATGCGCATCCCCAAGGACCAGATGCTCGCCCTCGCGTCAGGCCAGCACGTGGCCCGCCGTGCGGAGGGCGGACCGGTCGGCTGGGCCGGCGCCCCCGCCTACCAGGCGCCCATGTCCTCGTCGACGACGTCGACGGTCAACAACACCTACTACCTGCAGATCAACCCTGGCGACCTGCAGGGGATCCGCACACTGGAGGACCTCGTGGCGAACGCACGGCGAAACTCGCGCCAGCAGGTTGGGGTGAATGCCTGATGGCCATCTCGTGGGGCCCGTGGGCCAGCGGTGCGGGTGGTGTGCAGACGCGGCTGGGCGTGGAGTGGTCGCAGTCCCCGGGGACGATCACCTCGAGCACCTCGTCGGTGACGGTGACGGCCAGGATCTACCTGGGCCACAGCGGGTTCGTGCAGGACTCGAACTTCCAGCTCATCCTCGGAGCAAGCTTCGGTGGGACAACGACTCACTCTGTGAACCGGTCTGGTTCGGGGACGGTCCTTCTCCGAACGACCTCCCGGTCCTACGCGCCCATCGTCGGTGAACGGGGACACTCCGCTCTTACCGCGCGGCTAACCAACTTCATCGGCGGGTCACCCAACCTGACTTCGAACTATTACTCCGCCGCCAAGCCGGGTGGCGGCGGCGGAGGAGGTGGGGCCCAGACCCGTCCTGCGGCTCCGACCGGGGCAATCGTCACCCGCATCTCCGACACGGAGATCCGCCTCGTCTGGACGAACCACCCGACTGGCAGCGCGCCCTACACGGGCGTGAAGATCGAGCGGTGGGACGCCCGGTTCGGAACCTGGGGACAGGTTGCCGCCGGCGGGTCCTCCTCCCAGTCCTGGACCGACACCACGGTCACGCCGAACAACGCCTTCCGCTACCGCGTCCGCGCGTACAACAGCGTCGGGCACTCCCCGTACTCGGGGCAGTCCGCCCTGGTGATGAACACGCCGGGCGCGCCAGGAAACGTGATCGCCCGGCGCGTCGGCTCGGACATTCGCCTGACATGGGTGAACGGGGCCCGGCAGGGCGCCTTCACGAGCACGGAGATCCAGCACCGCGCGGACGGCGGGGCGTGGGAGGTCATCGGGACCGGGTTCGGGACCGCCCGCGAGGACTACCTGCACGAGTCGCCGTCCGGTGGCGGCACTCACCAGTACCGCATTCGCGCCCGCGCGAACTCCCTGTTGGGTCCCTGGTCGGACCTGTCGAACGTGGTGGCGATCGAGTCGCCCCCGAACGCCCCGACGATCCTCGCCCCAGGCAACGGCCAGTACGTCCCCGACTCCGGTGAGGTCCAGCTGTCCTGGCGGCACAACCCCACGGACGGGTCGGACCAGACTCGCGCGGTCGTCCGCTACGGCCCCTCAGCCGGGTCACTGACCATGGTCAACGTCAACGGCGACGCCCAGACGACACTGATCCCCGCCCCCAGCTCCGGACCGGGTGGTCAGGAGGTCGCCTGGTACTGGGACGTCCTGACCTACGGGTCGCACGTCTCCCCGTCCCCCCGGACCAGTGCCGCGCCCATCGTCATCGGGACCCCGAGCACGGAGATCCTCTCCCCGGCGGACGGTGAGACCTACGAGGCGTCGACCCTGGTCGTCCAGTGGGAGCACGAGGGTATCCCCGGGGCGACCCAGACCGGCTACCGCGTCAGCTTCTACCGCGAAGGGGTCCTGCTCGGGCAGGCGTCCGGGTCCGGGCCGCTCAACACCTGGACGTGGGACGGGCGTCTGACGGACACCGAGACCTACACGGTCACGGTCCAGACCCGCGACATGGACTCCGGCCTGTGGACGAGCGTCGCCTCCTCGGAGTTCACGGTCGACCTGCTCAAGCCTCCGACGCCGATCATCCAGGCCGGATGGGTCCCAGATGAGGGAGTCGTGAACATCACCGTCGACAACCCGGACGCGGGAGAGGGTGAGGCGGAAGTCCTCGGCTTCGAGCTGTGGCGCGCAGTGGACCGCGAGACGGTCAGCGCGGCGGAGGAGTGGGAACGGTCGCTGACGGCCCGCCAGGACACGATGACCGAGGCCGCTAGGAAGGTCACGTGGGTCGAGCAGTCGGAGGAGCCGACAGGGGACGCGAACCTTCTCTGGATCGATGGCGACGGAACCCCGAACGTATGGGTGGACTACGGGCCAGAGGCGCGCACCAACGTGCTCCTCAACCCTCGACTCGTGGCCGCGGGGCCACCGGTCACCTACTCGGCTAGCGGAGGGACCATCACCGCCGAGTACCTTGAGGACTTCCGGCGAGTCTCTTGGACGAACGAGGAACCCGTCATGGGTTCCGGGGGGATGAACTTCACCAACTTCTGGCCCGTCTCCCAGCCTGCACCCGCTTCCGGCCAGTCGTACTCCGCCCGGATCCTCGCTCGCTCCGCCAAGGAACGGCAGTTGGTCTTCAACGTTCAGTGGCTCAACGCTTCTGGCGGAAACGTCGGGAACAACCCCCACGCCGTGGTGCTGCCGGCGGGTGAGTGGGTTGAGGTCACCAATGACAACCTGACTCCGCCCGCCACCGCGACCCGGGCGCGGGTCCTGGCGTACATCAGCCCCGTCGACATCGGCGCGGGTCCGGGGCTCGCAGCAGGCGACCACCTCGACGTGCAGCGAGTTTTCATGGGGCCAGAGGCCGCCGCTGGCGAACACATCGACGGCAGCATGCCAGGTGTCGAGTGGGACGGTGCGGCCGACAACTCTCGGTCCACTTACACCGGTCCTGGCTGGCGCTTCGCTGGGGACGACGTGGTTCAAGCCGGGGACGATGCCGCTGCAGGCGCGGCGGGCGCGCGGGCCACCCTCGACGCCCTGTGGGAGAAGCACGCCGTGAAGGTCTCGAGTGTCGGCGTGGACGAGTCGATCACGGACCACGCTCCCCCGGTCGGGGTCACGGTCGCCTACCGCGTCCTGGCGGCATCTGCGATTCCCTCGGTCGCCGTCTCGGAAACCCTCCTCATCTCCACCACCCCACACCACACGTGGATCTGGATCAACGCCGGCGAAGGCTGGGGCGACCGCGTGAAGATGCGCCGCGGCGGGAACATCAAGATCTACCACGCTCAAGAGAAGACCCTTACCCAGTACCGGGGCCGGCGGCGGCGCGTCGAAACCCTTGGCGAGGCGGTCGAGGACCGGGTGACCGTCAACGTCCGGCTCGACCCTTCGGACGGCTCCTGCACGTTCGACGAGCTCATCAGCATGCTGGACCGGCCCGCCCCGCTCCTGTACCGGGATCCGACCGGCCGCATGTGGGAGGTCTCCTCCAGCGCGACGGACCTCAGCCACCAGGCGCGCCTCCAGTACGTCACGTTCGAACTGGAGCGGGTCGATGGGTGAACCCGCGTTCGACGCGCTGATCAGCCACCGGCGGGAGCGGTGGGTGGTGGAGCTCCTCGATGCGCGCACCGAGAAACTGCTCGCGGACCTTCGCGCGACTGCCGGGAAGGTCGACTGGAACGTGAACGCCACGATCCGTTCCTCCTGCACGCTCAACCTGGAGGGCCTCGCCGGCTACGACTGGCGGCAGGTCCGTATCCGGCTGCGCTACGCGCTGGACGGGCCGGGGGGCGGTGACTGGCCGCTGGGGGTCTTCCTTCCCGCCACGCCGCTGGAGGAGTGGGACGTTGGTGTCAGCCACACGGTCGAGGCCTACGACAAGATGGTGATCCTCGACGACGACCAGACGTCGTCCGCGTGGACCTACCCTGCCGGGCAGAACATCGTCCAGGCGGTCGTCCAGGTCATTGAGTCGACTGGGGAGATGTCACACGTCATCCCGGCGAGCACGAAGTCCCTGGGCGCGTCGATGACGTGGGACGTGGGCACACCGAAGCTCCGCATCGTCAACGACCTGTTGGAGGCGGCCGGGTACTTCTCGGTCTGGTGCGATGGGCTGGGGC